ATGCTTAGACCGTAAGGTATAAGTTACCGTAGCAGCAGGTGTGAAACCAGCTGCATTCGGTCCGTTAGAGCTTTCAAGAACAGGAAGGGCTACGTCAATTTGGACACGATGTCCACCTTGAGCGCCTTTTCTGTTAGAAAGTTTAATAACGGGTGAGCCGACAGCGACTCCACCAGAGTTGTCCGAATATTCGGCAACACTTTTAGGTGAAATCTGGTCAGGGGTGAAGGTTTTTGCAACGGGTGTAGATTCACCGTTGTTAATAGTAATGTCACTGATTTGTGGCATTTGGTAGTCCTTAATAACGAAATGTTATTTGTTAAGGGGTTACACAAACGAAGGATTTCGTAAGTGATGGGATCCGTCATCGACGGACATTCTTGATGACATTCGGAAGTGCTTGAATAAAAAGCGCGACCGATGTGCCGATACGACTATAGCCAAACTTAGGTAATTCTAACCTAGGATAGCTAGCGGAAGGGGGAGCGAGTAATAAAACGCGCTCGACTGAAGTTTTTTCAATCTTCCCTTCGCCTACTATGATATCACCTTTGGTCGTCAGACCATTGGTACCATCATAGGAGTAAGTTGTAGTCGCAGACCGCTTATATGACGTAGTCATATAGTTATCTGTGAGAAACGATTTATATCGTCGCTCAGACTCAAGATTTTCGAGGTACGAACCGATATCGACAATCCAGTCGAAGACAAACGACCAAGGAAGCAACTCGTAAGCAATAACGAGTGGATCCAAGGAAGTTAGTCTATTGATGGTATCGTTATCGGGGATGCGCAGTGATGCGCCTCTCGTAAGAGCATAACTATGCTCTACCGAAAGGTACCCCCATTTATCGTCCTTCTCGCCATATTCATATTCACCCGTATCTGAAGTTTTAGATAAGATACGTTTCTTGCCATTCAGTTTTCGAGCCTCAAAGAGACTCAAATCGTGAATAGTAGATAACGTCGGGCGAACACCGAACATATAGGCGAGCCATGCATCAGAGAGAGCCTGAGAGGGCTTATTTCCAAATCGAGCAACAAGCTTAGCAGCTTCGGCCTTCGAATTCCGAATAAATCGGAGAATTGAACGCACGAGCTGTGTAGTCTCATTGATCTCGGCGAGATCCTGAGCAAGATTAAGATTAGAATCCTTAACCTTGTCATAGAATCGCGTAATGGACTCTTGATGAACCAACTCAATAACGCTATCAAATTTCGGCTCGTAAGAGCGAAATTGCGATAGTTTTATTGGACCTCGAAAAGAGGACTCATGATATACTCCAAAAGGATAAGCCTTTTTGTAACGGGTAATTTGACCCATGACATCAAGACGATTCGAGATAGAGTATTTTTGAGCAGTTGGCACAGTGAGGTCAGACATACCATCTATAGATTGATCAAAAGATTTGATAGATTTAAGCGTGTTTGTGGAAGCCACAACGCCTAAGTCTTGACCAGTCCAAGGATCAAATAGATTGGTAGTGAGAAGAGCATATTCTGTCTCTTCGTTTGAACGAATAGCCATAGTAGCTCTCCTAGTCTGATAGAACTTACAACTAGTTTAAAACCCCGTTGTAAATAAAGGGTACGCAAGAGGGGAGAAATCCCCGAACAAGACCTATCGAAAGAAGGCCGTGTAAACGTTATGCAAAGAACGTATAAAGTAGGAACTCACGTAAGTGAGGACGTACTAAAAGTGTTCTAAAGCATATA